TCACAGTCGATGATCCCCTCACCATTCCCTAACACAACCCCACTCTTAAAAGCTAAACCTGAGCGTGAATGTAATCGTACAGAATGAAGTGGTGGAATGTCCATGATCAACCCTGTAGGTATTAACACGCGCTCATTAGGGTATAATAGGTACCGATTGTCACGAACCAGTTTCTTAACTAATTTCCTACCACTATCTGACCACACATCAACTGTAGTTCCTGTTTTAAGATATGCATGTATATCAAAACATGCAGAGTATTTCGTAGCGAATGATGGAGTAAACACATCATCAGCTGTTTTTTTCATCTTTAAATTAAGTGTTGTCATTTAAAACTTTATTACCAATATTATATTTAGCGACCATGTTCCATTGATCTTTATCTTTAAAAGACAGAATTTTTAGCTGACTAACTGGAACAACTAAGTTTTTAATTCCATCAACATCTACAATTTTAAGAAGCTCCCACTCCGAAAGCAATAACACAATTGCATTGCGTCTAGCTTCATCATTTTCAGAAAAATTAGAAGATTTTCCATCTAAAGCAAATAACTCTTTAAAATGAACTATGTAGTATTTCCCTTGTTTATGTAAAATGTGACATGATTGGTATAGAGTGTTGTCTTTTTTTGATGCAACACCTATCCGCATCAGCGTTTCACGTATCTTTAAGAAGTCATCAGGCTGACTAAGTGTTATCTCTACTAACGTGTCCACTATAGAATCTATCATTCATCATCCTTCAATCCACCTGTACTCAATTTTAATTTTATAACAGACACATCTTCATCAGAAAAAATAGCCTCTACACTCTTAGCTTTGTCTAAGCTGAATTTAAAATAACGCATTATTAAGTCTACTTTTTCCGACACATCTGATTTTAACCAAGCGCCGTACCTATTTTTCCGGCGTATAGTATTTAGAAGATAGTGATATTGAAGTTTTTTATCTAAAAACGGTCGCATGTTCGTTTCATTTGCAAATAATACAGTATCAACTGTATTACTGAGAGCACGATTTACTATGAATGGAATATAATCACGTTCAACACAACCATCAACATCACCCTGCAGGAGGTCTTGCTTTTGATAGTTTATCGATTTAACGAAATCAAATGGTCCCATGATCCTTCCACTTGCAGTCAACCATCAATTCAATTAAACATGCTGTTAAATTTACTTCCTGATCAGCAACAAACGCTGACTTGTATTGATAATCTGCCAATAGAAGTATCGCAGCTGGAATGGATTGTGGTTCTAAATGATCGTAGAGATTATCATAAAGTTTCCTGTATATTAATTTAGGATCATTATCACTATTAACGCTTACCCATTTTCTAACATCTTGAAATTTTTTAATTTTCAACGCCTGTATTAATTGATTAAAATTTGTATCAGAAAATAATTGAAGGATACCTGTATCAATTACACCATTCGAGCTGTATCGCTGCAATTCGTTTAATACGCGTCGGAAATCTGGAAAATGTTTCAGAAGAACTTCTGCTACTACGTGTTCATTATATTCAACATTATGTTCCTGTAAAATATGCTTCAACCTACTCATAAACATAGTAGCTATGTGCGGTTGTTGATTCTTATCAATTTTAAATTCTATAACAGAACACCGCGAATGAATAGGTTCTATTATTCTATTAACATAATTGCATGTGAAAATGAAAGAGCAATTATTAGCAAAGCTTTCTATGAAGCCGCGCAATGCTGGCTGTGTAGATTGTGGATTTAAGTAATCAGCCTCATCAATTATAACAACCTTACGTCCCCCTAAAAGAGAAACACTGCTGCAATAGTTATCTAACTTAACTCTCAACAAATCAATACCTGTTTCTTGAGAGCCATTAACCACAAGATAGTCTAAACCTATCTCTTTACACATAGCCTTCGCGACTGTTGTTTTTCCCATACCCGGACCTCCTGTCAAAAGGAGATTCGGGATAAACTTTTTATCTACGTATGATTGAAATGTTTGTTTTAAGTTTTCAGGCAATACACAATCAGACACAGTCAAAGGCCGATAATGCTCACACCACAAGTTTGTTGGTTCCATAATATATTATTAAAAAGATTGTTCAGTAGCAATCCAATATTCCAATTCTTTTGCAATATTGCTAAAATGTCCTAACCCTTTATTTGATATTTTAACATTGTATGAGCCAGGTAACAGTTTTAAATTTTCTATTTTAAAAATCATTTTAAAGTTTGATTGTGTTTCACCCAAATCAACAGAATAACTATCAACAGACATCTTAGAATCTAAGGCCAATAACGACAATTTGTTGTTGTTAGCATATACAGCAATTTCAGGTAAACTCATAACTGCAGCTGCTCGCATAATCTGATTTAAATATTTACCCTGCAATTCAAAATCTGCATCAACTGTTGGGAGGTTGATAGTTTTGTCTAAGATTTCTTCCTGATCCTCAAACAATACAATATTTGCGAATTGGTACTCAGCTAGTTGATCACCTGCAATAAACTCTTGAGCATCACGACCCGATTTAATCACAACTGATTTATCTCTAAAATCTAAAGTTGGTTCTGTAAACAGTGATAGCACACCTAAAAATTTATTTAAATCATATATCGCAAAATCTTGCGGAAATGATTCAGATATAGTGCACTTAGATAAAACGTTTGTTTGTTCATTAACAGTTTTTAAAACACTTCCTTGCTTAAAAACCATGCTTTGATTTATACCAGCATAATTTTTAAGCACTTCAATAGTATCACTTGTAATAATCATGTTATTTCCTGTGTTTTTTATGTTTTTTGTGATGAGGTTTTTGCTGATGGTTTGATGTGTCAGGTTTAGACTTATCCACTCTCTGGGTATCAGATTTTGCGGTTAATGCTTTTTGACGAGTTTCTTTATGCGGTCTATGTTCCATATCAGCTCCATGAGCAGCATAATCCAGTCGCCCTAAATCTTTCAATGTTCCATTGAAAACATAGGTACCAACATGCTGTAAATCCATCCATGGACACAACCACGTTGTTAAACCTATTTTATGTGCTAGTTGACAAAACATATAATCTTCTGACAAATATCGATCACTATTATTCGAATTTCCCTCACCCAACCAGGTATCATTGTCAATCACAGTATCAAAAAAAGCATGTATATATCTATCACCACTAAAGTGCTCTGATCGGTTGTGATCTGGTTTATATGAAAACTTAGGATACTTTTCTCGAAATGTTTCTAACGCTTCTCTCCTAATCATCATAAAACCTGTTCCTACTTCCAAAACCTCTGTCGGCTCACCTAAACTAATTTGTGTTACACCTTCATGAGGATTAAACACGAAGTCACCTGTAAACTTCTCAAGCTCAGTTGGATCAACGTCAGCAAGACCTTTATCAACCGCATTACGCACTTTTTCCCAAGCGATCACTTTCTTTGGATATGGACCACCAATGATTGGCTTTGTCTCATCGCATAATGCAGAAAGAGTCATAATGTAATCGGGTGAAAAGCAAATATCTGCATCTATAAACATTAAATGTGTATAGTCACTTCTCAGAAATTCATCAACACAATAATTACGCGCGCGAGTAATCAAGGACTCGTTAAATAAGTAGAAAAACTTCACATCTATATTATATTTTGTGGCGGTTGTCGCCAAATCAGCACTAGCCTTAGTATACATACCACTACACATGCCCCCATACATTGGGGTAGCAACGAATATGCGGTTTTCTCTTAACTTAGATATTGGTACTTGAATTTCCATAATTCTCCATATTATAATATTACCACCAGCAACATTAACGTTGCTATTATTAATTTACTATATTATATTATACTCAACTTAAACAAAAAAGTCAACATAAAAATACGTTTCAAACTTTCGGCGCCAATACAATTTTATTTGTCATTGGATTATACCTTATAGTTACATCCAACGTCAAACAATCATCAGCAGTGTCGCCTGTATAACTGCTAACGCCAGATTCAATTAACTCAATCATCGTGTCTGCAGATTGTGTTTTATCCATCTTCACTATACCGTCTAAAATTACCACCGCTTCTTTTGGTATAATTTGCTTTATCATTTCTTCTACATGCTCTTTGGCTAAAGTTTGAGCCTTATCAACCACCAAACTCGTAATAACATTTATTAGTAATAGAGGTATCATTATTGTCTTTTAATTTAAGATTAGTACACCAGTACGTTTTGTAAAAGCCAAACAATCACCAATATCATTAACTATAGGCTGACCTTTAACATTTAATGAAGTGTTTAGTATGACTGGACATCCCGTTGCGATCTTCCACTCTTCTAACAATTTTCTGTGAGGACCATCTGAAACTACTTGTAATCGAGATGTGTGGTCATAATGAACAACACCAGGATATTTAAAACTGAAATCATCCGTGGCTTTCCAGGCACAGCTCATGTATGGAGAATCAAACCCACCACTAAAATATTCACTCACATCCTCTTTTAATATCATTGGAGCAAATGGTCGAAACAACTCTCTTCCCTTACAGTCATTAACTACATCTTTAATATTTTTACATCTAGGATCAGCTAATAAAGATCTATTGCCTAAAGACCTTGGTCCGAATTCCGCGCGACCATTAGCAACACCAACAACCATCTGCTGCTGCAATTCTTGAATTATATTATCAACAGGATACTTACCACCTATACGTTTACCCATATAAGGTGTTGGGTCTATGTGTTTTTTATGTCTAGCTAATACGCTTCCTATAGCTGAACCACCATCTCCTGGATTACATGGAACATAAACTTGATCAAAAAAACTAGCTAAATGAGCATTAGCTTTGACATTTAAAGCACACCCACCAACAAATACAACTCTACCATTATATTGTTCCATTTTTGTTACACGATCTAACAATTTACAAAAAGCTCGTTCATATACAGCCTGGGTTGCTGCAGGTATGTCGTCAATGTCATGTTTGTTTTTAATTGGGTGATTTACACCACGATGAAAATTGAAGCCTGTCTCCCACAAACTTTCAATCTGCTTTACCACATCACTATCAACATGATCTGTTACACTTGCGGCACCCATCATAATATACTCCTCCTCATTAGGCTTCCACCCAGCTGCTTGTGTATAGGCAGAATACATCAATCCTAATGATTTGGGATAGGTCCAGCTAATGAGACGTTTAACTTTTCTACCAGAAGCATGCCATATAACCATAGAATCCCACTCACCTATAGCATCCATTGAAATAACTATACAATCTTCATATGGAGATGTAAAATACCCATAACACGCATGCGAATAGTGATGGTTAGTATATGATACACCACGCCTTCCTAATTGTGGCAACTTGAGATATGGTTTTTGGCGAGCATACCAACGACGCGTTGCTTTTAAATAAGGATTTTCATAGAAGTAGATCTTGTCTGGTACACCATATTCACTTTCAGCATATTCACTCACACACGTGATATCCGAATCGTTTTTAATTTTTGAAAATCGTTCTGCATCAGAAGCGAATAATAAGTTGGTACCCTCAAAAACAGATATTGCTCCATCATGTGATCCTGATGTGACTCCCCATGTAATCATATATATTGTCCACGTATCTCAGCAACCACAGATTTATATCGCGTAGTTTCAGTTTCCAATATATGATGAGCATCTCGTTCAGATATGCCGCCAATCATTACTTTTCTTTCAATGCCAACATTATTCATACCTAGTTTCGTAGCTGGATTCCCTGCCCAAACGTGTCCTGGGATGACTACACACTTACGTGTTAAAACAGCACCCATTCCAATCATACTATAAGAACCGACTACTAAGTATTGGTGTATTAACACACCAAAACCTAATTGTGACCCCG